TGCAACATCACGAAAGCTGTAAGGGGTATCGGCTCTTCTAATGTCTGTACCCTTTCGAGTAATAGATTTTCTCTATGAATTCGTGCTTTAATCTCCTCTTTTAGAGAAATCCAGTTCTTGTCTTGCGACCGGTGATATTCCGAAATCGCCGCAAAAGCGTCTTCACTCTTACTGTGTGTCTTCATTGCGACCACATTCTGTTTTACGAGATCTTGCTGACCCTTTACGTTCTCTAGACTCTTATCAAAAGCTTCAATATTAGTTTTCAGTATCTTGATGATCTCTCGCCTTTGTTCTGCCATAATATTTTTGAATTCTACAAAAATATTATAGATTGGAACAACTTTGAAGAGACAAGAATCACAAGAAACGTATGTTTTCACATCCTCTTGATTTAGATCCGTGGCACAAAGCTTACAAAATTTTTGGTAGCAACAACCGCTCGTTGAACAGACATCGCTTAAGGCGTCTCTGCAAATTGGGCATGCCATTTTTTGTAACCTTTTCTCCGGATTTTTAGAAACATAAAATTGTGGGCATAGTGTCCAGAAGTGGAACTCCGGGCAGAAACAGCTAGAATACAAATGAGGTTTCTAAACTACATCGCTGCAAATCTACGACTCAATGATTTGAGATGTTTTCTGACTCTCTTTCCGAGAATCAATAATCCTAAGACCTTCTTAGAAGTTAATTCTTTGAATAATGAGACGAGATTATTCTTCAGAGACCAAATTTTGGTAGAAAACACCTTCGAAGATGGAAGTAAGACACAAGAAATATTTTGGCAAAGTAAAAAGACCGGTATTGTAGTGTTTCGAAACTCGGAAGGGAAAAAGGAGTACGAATTTTACTTTTACAACGGGAATATCGATGGTTTTCTAGTCAATTTTAGTGAAGATGGAAAGGTGAGAGCCGAAGGACATATAGTTAAGAAAGAAAAAGATGGTTACTGGGTAAATTGGTATAAAAATGGACAAAAATCATGTGAAGGAGATTACAAAGAGGGGAAAAGAAGCGGTTTATGGATCTATTACTACGAAAATGGTCAAAAAGAGCTCGAAGGGAAGTATCATTTAGACCGAGAGCGGGGTCCGTGGGTTTGTTACAACCGTGATGGGATTAAAGAGAGAATAGAAGTCTATCGATGTGGGAATCAGATTTCAATAACAAATTTAAGGTAGACTTCAAAATAAAATATATTTGATGAGACCTCTGAACTATCCGGTAAGAGAGGTCGCGAAAATACCAATTCTCAAAAGGCCTAATATATATGTCAACAGAAAGCTTCAAAAAATTGATAGACTCGAATACGGAATCTCGATCACTATTTCAAGATAGATTTTACCTCCGCTATGAGCTACAAAATCAAGGATACTTTTCTTGTGATAATTATCACAAAATTTTCTTTACTTCTGTCAGTGGGTGAAGCGTCTTTCGGAGTTGTCAGTAATAATTTCATTCAAGAAATTCTTCAAATCGGTACCGCCAGTGCCTTTGACTCCATTTTCTCCTGGGGCTTTCTCCATGATGTATTTGCTGGCAAGGCCAAAATGACCGCGTCTGAACTTTACCAGGGACGTTAGACACTTATCGTAGGCTTTTTTCAACTCCTCATCCTCCCCGACATAATCATGAAGACGACATTTCTCACGGACCAATAGAAGATAGTCACGATGTCCTCCTGGCATATAGTTCAACATATCTTCTAAATATTTTCCCGCTGGGCCAGGATGTTCGATTTGAAGAGCTTCATCCAGAAGTCTAATGGTAGAGCTCTGAGCAGCTGAACCCCCGTTATACCCCACGGTCTCTCCAGTTCCTTCTAGGATGAGTCCATTTGGGAAAAACTCTTTGTCCGCAGAACCCTTGAAATACCATCGAAGCACATTGTAGAAAACATCAGGATCACATCTCTCTTTCATACGGCTAATGATAGCCGTAAAAATCTCAATCTCAACATGGAAGATTGCGAAAGCTTTCAAAGCATTTTCTTTAGTCTTGTTCTCCAGGAAGATATTGACTGCATCAATCAAAATACGACTGCGACCTTCAATGGCAGTCATTACAAGGTAAAACCATGCTTCATCGTCTTTTCCGGTGATTAATTCGGCTGAAGCGATATTGTCCAGCGAAAATTCCTTTCCTTCCTTGAAATACCAGTTGTAGAGACTTACAGCAGTCAAAGTCAAAACAGGCACGATTCTCAAATACTGAGAAACTTTGTACCAAGGGATTGCGAGAACCGCTGGAAGAGTTTGCGGAACATTGGTCTTATCACACCATAGATAAGCGTGTGATATCATCGTGAGAACCAAATATGAGCGATGCCAACGAGCCTCTTCATCAAAATCCCAGCTTAGGATTGGAAGATTTGCCACGCGGAGCCTGATTTCATCCGGAGACAAGTCTCGGAGACTCGCCACAAGCTCATCAAAAGCCTCATACTCGGCTGGAAGATGTCTCGTGCCGGGTTTTTCGGGCAAAAACCCTTTCGCCGACAGACCAAAAGTCTTATACTCCATGTTTTGATTGTTGAATTCGTTAATGAAACACGGAACCTTTCAACAAGCCAGACTACCAATTAGCAGTCCCATCAAACTCTTATCCATAATACTCCTTGATTGCATTATAAAATACCTGAAATTTCTCCCGGGACCATCCCCGGGCTCCTTCGGCTTCCGTCGTCGTGTTGGTAGCATCTGTAGTATTAAATTCAAGACAGATTAGAACAACGTTATCTTTTACGTATCCTTTCATCACATCAAGTCGTTCGGGGGACATTATCCAATCCACATTTGTATGATTCCCGAATCGAAACGGAATTCCACTGTAATAACATAACCCTCCCTGCTCTTTATAAATTTCCAGAAGGTCGTCCAATGTTAAATCGTAGTCTCCGCGATCGTTTTCAAGATTCGAACGCCTTTGAGAACGTTGTTTGCAACCTTTTAAGGTTATTTGAAGTTTTCCTGAAAGGTTTGCCAGACGATTCTTTGCATAGTTTGAAACACATTCTTTACATCTACACATCGTGAACTTATGAAATTCTTCATTCATTTTCCACTCCCCGCAGTATCTACAACGGATTTCAGTTTTGTCCTTGTTTCTTTGAAGAGAACCCAGATACATGAGAACCTCGTTAGAACTTTTTAATTCTAACTGTTCATCGATCTCTTCACTGGTCAAAGGATCTGAATGTGCAAAATCCAACACATCCTTAAGTTTTTCCACCGTCCATTTCGATGTTCCGTTCATCTCGATAGGAAATAGTCTGACGTTTTCTGGAATATATCCTTTGGAATCATCGATCCGATCTAGAGATATCTGCCAGTCTCCGAATTTGGGAAATATTTTCAAGGTAGGAAGTATTTCAACATATGGTCTCTCTTCAATGAGATTTTTGAGAAAATCTTTTGTGATTGTAACTTCTCCCGCTTCTTTGCGACCTCTTTCTAATCTTTTCTTAGCGTTTCCCTTCGCTGATATAAATAATACTTCAGCAAAACCGTCGAGTGTATTTCTTCGAAGACGACCCTTTTCAAATTCACAATTCTTACACGATGAATACAAGTTATGTCGAAGTCTAGAGCAACTTCCAAATTTCGGAAGTGGTAATACGCGCTTGCAAGTTAAGCATTTTTTAGAAAACTTTGAAGGATATTCATCAGCTATCAACTTTATTAAATCAATCTTTTTCTCTGGGATATATTCAAAATTAAGATTTGAGAGTTTATCTGTGAGGCATTTCAACGAGAATTCTTCTAATATTTCAATTTCGATCAGAGAGTGAGATTTATCCCAGGAATCAAAATCTGGGATTTCCTCTACTTCATCTATTAAAAATTTTTTGGAGAGTTTAGCTTCTTTTCGTCTCATTTTTCTATAATCTCTGCATGAATAATCTAGACCATCATCCGATTCTGAGAAATTATTAAAATTAGAAAGAGGATGTTTCATTTGACACCCAGAACAAAATTTCTCTCCATCCATTTCTGAATTTTAGATTTATAAAACATATTGATAGTTGATCAATTTTGAGATGGTCTGGATAACTGTTATGTTTCCAATCGGAAACATTCTTATATTCTGTTTACAAGTCAGTTCGACCTCCCTTCAACGGTCGAATTGCAAAAAACTCCTTCAGTTCTTCGGGAGAGATTGCCGCACGCTTTTCTTGATGATCTTTCGTCATTTTCACCAACTCATCGATTAGGATTTGCTTGATCTCTCCGCTCAAAAGCTTTCCAGAACTGTAATCATCTCCAATTTGCTTGAAACGCTCTTCATCTTCGAGGAAATGGAGCAAATAGATATACGGAATGTCCACCGAAAGATCACCACCCTTCTCGCGATGTTCCTTGAGTGTATCTTTGCCTCCTGAGAATGCGAAATTTCGGACTTTTCGCGTTACTTCTTCAGCAGAGTCGTCCAAGAAGATGGATGGAGCGGCTTCTCCCTCAACGGTTGAGGCCGACATTTTCGTACCACTGCCTTGCAACCCTGGCAAGAACTTTGAAGCGACGACAATCGGCTTCTTCCCACCAAGAGATTCAATGAAGTCTCGGACTGACCGGAAAAACGGATATTGATCAACAGCACACACAACCATGCACATCACGTCATCATCTGGTTTAAACAAATGCTTGAAGCTCGAAGGGTCGCATGGCGCTTGTTCGAACGCAGGCCACGCTGATTGTCCCACGTTGATATCATCCCCAAAACCGTAAATTTTGTTTTGAGTGTGAATACTCATCTTTTTCCACATCTTGAAGACAACTGGCATCAACGGCGCAATATATTCCGAGTTTGTGAAGAAGAACGTGCGCTCCTTGTCGAACCCGCAAGCGATCATGTCCTTTGCATTTTCATATGCCAGACGATTTGCTTCTTCAAGAGTCAAATCTTTCTTGAACATGAACTTCTCCACATCGGACATCTCAACAACGAGAATCGCTTTGAACGCCTTTTGGAGATAAGCAGTAAAAATCATCGGCAGGAGATGCCCCAAATGAAGACTCTCGGAACTGGGTCCACGCCCGGTGTAGAGATACACTTGTTTTCCAGCCTCAATGTGATCGAGAGCCTTTTCAAGATCTCGGTGGGCAAAAAAGACCTTTCGTTTGAGGAGGGGATGAGCCTTGGTCCCAGTAATGCGTTCGAAACGCTCAATCAGAGCCGAATCAATCTCTTCTAGACCAAACTGATCGAGAAGACGTTGATAGTCGAATGCCTTGACGGCAAACGCCTTGTAGGGATCCACAGTCTGCACTTCATCAGCCATTTTTCTTTTAACTGCGGTTGGTTTATGAAACTTTAATTTATGTAGCCAGTCTTCCTAAATTATTGGGCAGTTATCCTAGAATTTTTCCAAAAAGTTATCGCGGTCTCGATCTTAAAAATGCCGGTGATTTACGCGCAAGAGTTCGTTGAAGACGATTTGAGAAAGTTGGTTCGGGAGAATTTCGATGTTATTCTTCCGAGTGATTCGATCATGTTTCATTATTCTGCTCCGAGAACCAAAATTAGAGATCTCCAGATCTTTGTAGGGCCATTGGACATCAAGGGAAACATCACACAGAATCAAATTTATTATTTTGGTATTGTTTCAAAAAGAAATTTGTCGACCGAGTGGGGAAATCTGCAGTTAGAAGTCTCAGAAATTCGTGAAGAGCTGGAATCTCGTTGGCGCGACTTACCGCAAGACATTCGAGATCTTGTTCCGAATCCAAAACTTCATGTTCGGAGTTGAAGGAGCTTGAAAGAAGTGAAAAACAATTGTTTTTCTCACTTGGGGGAGTCTATCTTTTAATGACTTTTTATTCAATCAAAAAATAATTCAAAAACAATGGAGGGATTAGTCCTTTATATTTCTCCCGATCAGGAGAGTGATTCATGCCCATTTTACTTCAAAAAATGTGCCACATGTAGGGATACACTGTGAGAGATTTTCATGCATTTACGAGACCGTTGTAAGATGCCCCGAATGCAAGATCAACGTTAATCTCAGGTCTCAAGACTATCGTCGAGGAACAGAAGAGAACAATAAAGATGAATATTACCGCAGAGACTGTCCAAAATGTGACTATTCCATCGTTTATGAGTGCAATTACGATGATTCTAGATATTGTATCGCGTATCATAATGTTGGAGAGAGTCTTCGCACCCATCCAACGTGGGTCAACAACAAGTTTTCGGGAGAGAAAGGAATTCTGACAGATGAGGAGTTTAGTAAGATGGTCAACGAACTCGAAGTTCGTAAGATTAAAAGTTTCCCCAAAAACAGAGCACAGGGTAAAAAGCCTCTCTTGAAACATATTTTGTCAGAAGTGAAACTCCTGGAGACTACGGCTCCATAAATATAAAACAAAATGGAGATCTGTAAAGCAGCGGAAAAGATTCTGAAGTCTCGTTTGGGATTCAATCACCCTGGAGGGGCTTATCAAAATTCATCCCAACAACTTCTCGTTGACTTATCCAATGCTGTTCTCGGAGAACTGTTAGAACGTTTTGAATCGAAACTCACACGTCTTGATAGCACAAATCCACTAGACAGTCAAAAACAAATCTATCTAAAAGAAGTTGAAAGAGTAGCCAAGGAAAATTACACTTTGAAATTTGTGGTGTCCTAGTCTTATAAAAATATCATCGTCAGTAATAGCTGACAATAAAAATGGATGAGGTGATGGAGTCAGTCATCTTCATGATGAAGAAATCAAATATCTCAAAACGCTCTCTAGACGATGGAATTAGACAACTTCGAAAGATTCTCAGTGAAGCCATTGAGTTCTCGAAGTCTTTTGACGGAATAACTCGTAAATGGGAGGTTTATGGCCCGGATGACACAGATCCGGAAGACTCGAATATGTACAAATACCCGGATGATGACGATTCCGGTTACCATTTTTACGCCGAAGTTCGCGAATTCGGCCATATCTGGATTTCAGGCCAAGCGGAAGAACATCGTGAAGGTTGTTTCAGTAATGATAAGAAGATCCTGTTCCACAGTAGAAATCACGGGTATAACTTCCTTAACTTGAAGGTTGTTGAGATAGAAACTTGTACCGACGACGACTGTAACCCGTATTATTACAGCGATGAGGAGGAAGACGAGACGGCAAAAAGACTATGGACATGTAGCATTACTAAGTCCAGATATCCAAACCACCAGCATAAGCTCTTCTAAAGACTTTGTCTCTAGGAGTTTCACTTTTAGGCATTGTGTCTGTCCGTCACATTTTTGTAAAGTTAGATCTTGAAATTAAAATGGAGGCAATATTCGAGGAGTGCAAAAAGTATCCATCTCTCCAAAGCGAGGTGAGAGATGGAGAGATCTGGATTGTATGGAAAGATGAACGTAAAATCTGTCGATCTGTTACTTCTCTGGAAGTTGTTCAAGGTCTCCACGATCAGATGAAAGCTGAATATAGTAAAATAGTGATCCAACATTGCCATTGTTATATGTTCTTCCTAATGGATTCTTGTTCCGCCTCCCAAACAGTACCACTCGAGTGTGAAAGATGTCAATTTCGTTATTTTAAGACGGTTGGAAGTCATATCTCTCATTTCTTGGCTCCCCTTCAGAAAGAAGAAGCTAATTTCCTTTCTAGGAAGATAGTTGAACTGATGGTCTATGATCTACCCGGGGACGAGACAAGAAAGATGTTGACAATTCTGGATAAGTTAATTAGCCTACACTAAGCATCTTGCATAAGAATTAAAATTTTAATTCTCTAATCATTCTGAAAAATGGGGGTTGTTGAAGTTGCTGTAATTGGCACCGGAGCCGTGCTTTTTGACCATGAATTTGAGCTTCCCGAAGAAGATGACGAATTCAATGTCCACGATTTCTGTGATAAGGACGCATATTCTGAAACCGCGCCTATAGCCTTCTTCTTTGAAAAAACGAGTCTCATCCCCCAAGCTAGGGAAAACCAGTTCCCTCGTGGTTTCTTCAAAAACAAGGTTGATTGGATCCTTACTGACCTCGACGGCGCGATTTACGATAAGGAAGCCATCATTCGAAAGATTCTTGAGAATATTAAGACACACAGTGAGGAGGATGAAGATTCAAAATCATGCGAAGAGTTCAAGGAAAAACTTAAAGAACACCTGACTGCTGGAAAAGATGTTTATTTCGGAAGGTTTATGTACCACTACTTCGCGTAAAAGAGCTTATCCGTTATTTTCTCTCGATTGAGAGAAAAAATAATTAGGTATCAAAGATAGGCAACTATGAAGTCAAGATTGAAAGAAGTTGGAAAAGTTTGGGCGGAACCGGAATCATTGGTATAGGTGACAGTGACTGTTACCGTCCCGGGAATGCTACCGTTGGCAACAACCGCTGAAAGGGACCAAGGTGCTCCAGGTAGAACCAGTGGATTACTGACCGAGACGACGATAACCTGCGAAGCAGCTTCTCCCGAAACAGCGGGGGAATTCCCCACGATGTTATTCCACACGAAGACTTGACTGCCGCTTGAGGATATTAGGACTCCCGAGGGACTAGAGATTGATGCCGCAATGCTGACCGAGTTCTGGGGTGTGATAGAGTCCGTGACAACCGAATAACTTGTTGGACTGAGTATATCCAAAATACTACCCCCAGGGCTAATGTTGCTGCGATTGGGAACATAGATATTGTTCTGGTTATCCACCGCAAAAGATGAGGTTGAGGTCGCTCCAGAAGATGAGGTAGTTGTTAGAAAGACTGGAGACTCAGGGTTCACAACACTATAGACAGTATACGTTCCTTGACTATTTCCAATATATGCAAGAGAGGCCTGGAACTGCACCGAAGGACTTCCACCACCGAAAGAACCACCTCCTGGAGGGGTTAGAGTCGCTACCAGGCTGGGTGAACCGGGAGTCATAATATCGACAATCCAAAGAATATTAGAACCATAACTAGTGACATATAGGGTATTGCCATTCGGATGAAGACCAACATAACCTGGATTGCTAGTGAGGGAACAGGTTCCGGCTAGAACAACTCCATTTGACACATTGTAGGAGACAATTTGCTCGTTGTCGTAATCCGCGATGTAGGCAAAAGAGTTTGAGACGGCGAGTCCAACCGCGTTACCGGAGACGGTAGTCGTTGAAAGAAGAGTGGGACTCACGGGGTTGCTGACACTGATCACGTAGAACTTCCCGGTGTTCAGCCCCGTTGCATACAATTTATTTCCGGAGACAAAAATACCACCAATATTAGAGCTATCCACTCTGAAAGTAAGAGTTTCCGCGCTGATGGCTGCTGGGTTGGTTATATTGATAACATATATGTAGCCTGGATTCGTCCCTACATAAAAGTAATTCCCAGAAATAACACCGTAAATGGGTCCGTTGTTCGCGCCACCCGGAGATTCAATGATGTTGGTAGGCAATCCCACGTAATGAGGGCTGGCGGCGTTTGAAATGTCAGCGACCGCAATCCATCCGGGGTTGGAATTAAAGGTGACCATGGCGTAAGTGGCTAGGAGCGCTGGAATGAGACAGATTTGATCCATTTTGGCAATTCCGGGCGGTGAAGTGGGTCCGGTAACAGAACCAGCGAGAGCCCATGTCGCCGGTATCGACGACGAGGGGAGAACCGACACTCCGTATGCCTCCATTCTCTTTTACAGTCCATAAAATTTTATAGAATTATTTTTAACATGGTAACGAAAAGTTAGTAAACCCCCTTTCTCGCTAACGCGTTTTCGGATCGTGATCTTTCTGAAAGTCAGCTCTAATTGCCGTGACTCCGTAAGGAGGCTACCATCCGTTAAACCACTTGTCTCTCTCTTGAGGGGAAGAAATTTCATAGAGACACTTCCTACAATGTGTATTTCCCTCATCCAATTTCATGTGAGTTCGGTTTCCAGAACATGCCATATTGTCACAAAAAGTCGAAACCGCACCCTCGGCATCTGATTATGCAAGCCGGTGAACGGTAATTGTTACAGTTCTTACAAGTTCTCCCACAACCATTGCACATTCGCCTCCAACAATGATTTATTTGACAATATCTATTTCCCTCCGCCGAACAATAGCGACATTGGCCCGACATTTTCTCAGTCTCGCTTCCTATCAACCAATTGGTCGATTTTATAGGCACTCTCCTGGAGTCTAACTCCACTACTCGAATTAAAAATTTTCAGAATATAAATACTGTCATTCAGTAATGTCACAATTCGTTGATGTAATTTTGGACTCTTTTAAGAAGACGAATGACCTCAAAAACTTTGTTGGTTTATTTCCCGACTTGTCATTTCACCACATTCTTCATATCGAAACAACAATAAATGTCCAAACATTAAGTTTTCTAGACGAAAATCTCGTAAAAGTTATTTTCCTGAGAGGAAATAAGGAGTCAGAAACACTCTATAAGGATGGAAGCTTATACGGACTTACAGAATGGTTCGCTGACGGTACCAAGGCCTCAGAGGCTGAATACGTCGAAGGAATTCGACGGAGATATAGAGAATGGTGGGAAAATGGCAATCTACATCAGGATGTCCACTACCTCAATGGGAGAATGGAGGGTAATTTTGCCAGTTGGTATCCGAATGGGACTCTAAATTCTTCTGGAACATATCATAATGGACTGAGAGAAGGAATATGGACGATTAATAACACTACATTAGAGTTCCATAATGATGTTTTAATTTCATAGTCTCCTTTAAAACTTACCCCGAAAATTTTCGGGGTGTTAGCTTTACGCTCCGACTCTCAGATACAGGTTAGGATCACTAAATATAATGTCATCACGCTGTTCTAGTATTGCTGCGACTAGATTAGATACCCATTTTGCATCGATATACGCTATTCTCAATAATCGGTAGTCGTTATCCAGTGCGTAAGCTTCCACTCTTCGATCTCTATCTTTCTGTTCTTCGAATCCCCTTTTGGAACGATGATACTTTCTTTTGAATTCAAAATGTTGAATTCCATCAGCTTCTATAAATGTTCTGTGGCTCGCAATGTAGAAGTCAATGCGAATAGACCTTGTTTTCTTCTTTATATCCAGTGAGTATTCCTTGACGAAATCGATTTTCCTCTTCTTCAGCTCTCTTTCGATCAAACATTCTAGAACAGACCTTCTTTTCTTCATTTCTTCTTTAGATAACATAATTGCTTAATTGTTTATCTTGTATAATTCTCTCCATCTGCATTGCGATGTTGGAATCTTGAAATTCCCCAGGAGATTTCAACAAATCGTAGTATTTTTTACGATAGGGAAAGCCGAGTGAGCTTTTCAGAAGATTGTTGGTGTATATCTGGAAATTTAGCTTCTCAAAAATCTTAATAGTCTTTGGATCCCAACTTTCATCATTCAAAAACAACGAAATAATGTCTTTGATCGAAAATTCCTCCTCACTGCGTTGAGCGGCGGTTAGAATCCATACCATTTGGTCATTAATCTCGATTTGGGGGAAATCGCTTTCCAAAGTCGATGTGTCAGTTAAAACCTTGTGAAGGAACAACGTCTTTGGTAGGACTAGTTCAAAACTCGGTACAATAATTGATAACTCCTGACAAATTTGACTTGCCCATGGACGGTTACTGCTTGTCAAGATATCCGCAACATACGATCCGACTTTCCCATATTTCTGTAAATTTTTAGTTTTAATAACGAAATAGTCGCTCGGATGATTTACCGGCCAGAATCCTTCAAACCATAGATACATCCAACATCCGAGACTCCAAACATCCGCCCGCTGATCAAAGTAAGACCCATTTTGGGGTTCATAAAACAAGTCATTTGGGTCTTGAATCTGAACTTCTGGAATAAAGGTTTCATAATCTTTTGGTTCTGGAAAGTTTTGAAACTCGGGAGCACAGATTTGAATGCGAGGATAGCGCCCTGTGTGAACAAATCCTTGCCGGTTGGAAAATAGGTATGCGTTTCCAAAGTCTCTTACTAGTATCTCTCCACCGTGGTAGCATAAATTATCTGGCAAGAAGTCCAAGTGGGCGATTCCACTCTTCTCTAACACTGCTAAAATCTGTATACATCTCATGAAAACATCCTCGTAGTCTTTGTTCTCTTCCAAAGAAAAATCCTTGGTAAGGGGATAGATCAGGCCGATTTTTCCGCCGTCTAGGACTTCTTTCCGAGGATTCAGCGACACCGGGCAATTTTGTAATGCCTTAGAGAGGGAAACCTCACGGGCCGTTGCTCCATTAAATTTCATTTTTTTAATAACTTCTCCTTTATTGTAAGGATAGACCTCTGAATTTTCGGTAATCGCTATTGCAGATGCCATCTTTTAATCTAATATTCCTAATTGTGGTGGTAGTGTTTTTAGTATTGTTCTTAATTGCAATTATTCTTCTTGCCTTTTTAGGAGTGTTAGACAATCCCACTATAGAATTTAATTTTTCGTCATTAAATCAATTAAAAGATCCAGAATGGTCTACTTGGAAAGTGGTTGGACAATGTCAGCGCGAGCAACTCGAACCGGAAGTAATTACATCGACAGTCTGTATTCCGACCTTTAATACGGTTGCCAAAATTCCGGCTGAGAGAATATGCTTGCTAGAAGGTTGTGTTACGTTGAAGGGGGAGAGCGTCATCCCGGGGTTCATTGAACGTGCTAGCCTAGACTGTGCGATTCCCTCCCAAATGCCCTATGTCGGTCTACCAAGTTGTCTTAACAACCAGATTATTGAAGTAAGAGTTTTATTTCCCACTCTCAGTCTATATCTAACCGGATTTTACTCAGAAAGATCGTTATTAACTGCTGAAACGGCTTTCCAATCAACAACACAACTTTGGAATATTCAAGTTGTGTCCCCGGGTGGGAACATTCGCCTTTCACAGATAAGAAATGGAGTAACATACGGTGTGAGTCCTAATGATCAAGGATTTCTAGAAATTGGGACATTCGATGGGCTGGGTTGGAACCTTACGGGAGGGTTTTTAAGCTGGGTTGGGAATGGCGGATACGTTTCTGTCAGAGATAACTTCTTATTTTTAAGAGATAGAAATTTAGCAACGGAAATACGTTTGGAAGTCTTCTAAATATGGCGGGAATTTCCATCATCTATGGTTTTATAATTTTTATCATTGGAGCACTTGTTCCAATAATTATTTTCTTTTTGTTGTATCTGGGAGCGCGCGCAGCTCCAGCAATTTCCAACGCATATCGCTCCGCATTTTGTTCAAATCTAGCCAATGGTGCTTGAGAAAATTAGACCCCCATAGCGCTTGATTTCCTGGATTTGAAATGCTAGTGACCCGTCGAGGCCGCCGTTGTAAACATTGGAACAAATGGAGTTCCAGGGTAATACCTTTGTCCCTTTTATTTCTCTCGTTTTTGTAAAATTATTTTCCAATTCGAAGAAATCATGAACTTCAAGAAATATTAGACAGTAACTGAAAAATTTTTCTCTAATCACTAGTGCTAAACCTCTATTCAAGTCTTTCTTAAAGGGAAAATTGGAACCAAATTCTTCTGTAAATTCTCGTGAGAGGCAATCTTCTACACTCTCCCCAACCAGTGCACTACCTCCCCAGTCCGTTAATCCGCTTCCATTAATATTCTTGTGACCCAGAAAAAATTTAGGAATTGAATCCTCGATAATATAGGGTAAAATTCCTACTCGATTCAGTAGTGAGTCTTTAATCTCCTCGTAGTTCCGAATTTGAGCGGAAACAGACCTACGGGAAACGATCCAACGATACTCATCCTCCGAATTACGAATTATTCTCTCCTGAAAAAGAGATCTTATTAATGGCGAGAGTTTACTTGCCTTTAATTCCGCGAAATTAACTACTACCTGATTCTTCGTTATCTTGACTCTGTTCAAACTAGTGGAGTATACAACGATATACTCATCTTTTAGTTTGTAAATATCTGCAGTCATCAAATTTTGAATTTTGAGACCTGTTAGAACTCTTATTTGCTCTTGTAGACATGAGAACAATACAATACTAGATGGTTTAAAGCTCCACTCCGAAAGATAGTTAGAATTACTTTTAACCATAAAATTATCCCCATCTCTGATTAGAAAATTAATCCTTGTTATATTTTGCAGTAACATAAACTCAAAAGCTGACACCTTTTCCATTCCAGAAGATTTTCTGGAGCATTTTGCTTTATTAGTGTTTGACCGTGCCTTTAACATGGTCATAAAGTGATTGGATCAGTTGATGATCGACGAGAACAATAGCCGCGAGTTCCTTGTCACGGAGAATTTGCTTCTTTCCCATCTCAGCGTTCTTCTCGCTGTCCGTAAGCTTAGCGCTGAGAGCCATGATTGCTCCAAGATCCAAGCACTCCATGGAGACGTTGGGATCCTTCTTGGATTGGTTTTCAACAAGTTGCTCAAGAATTGGACCGAAATGCTTGATCATGAGGGCATCAGGCTTCCAGTAGCTATACTTGACCTTCTCGACAGTCGTCATTTTTCCATCCTTTCCCTTGACTTCACTCTTGGCCATAACACCCTTGAGCTTGTGGGCTACCAAATAGTAGTTGAAGAGAGTTCCAACAACTGCCTTAGACGCGAGGCCTGTGAAAACAACGTTGGTATCACCAATGTCCATGGCAGCCTTGGAAGTGGCGGCAAGAACCTTTCCGAGATGCTCGCCCTTATACTCCACCTCCTCTTGGAAATCCTCCGAATTGCGTTTGCACTTGACGTCCGAACGAGCGAGCTTGCAGTCGGGATCCTTGAGGAACGCCACCAGTTCTTTCTTGAAGAAAAGAGGCTGAGGGTAGTTGTTGTTCCTGGGAGTAGCGTTTTGAACAGGCTTCGACTTGCGCAACTCATCGAACTCTTTGCGCAATTCGGCGAGGACAGAGCGTTGCATGCTCATGACATTCTTCTTGTTCAGAATCAACTCCTCCGTGAGTTTCTCAGTCTTTCCAATGAGACGGTTAGTAAAACCAAAGATATCATCGGCGAGGTCTATGAGTTTCTTAGCCTTTTCCTTCTGTTGGTCCTGCAAAGCCTTCTTCAAGTCCTTCTTCGACTTCTTGTCACCATTTGCCACAACCTTCTCACTCTCTTCCGGCTCGTCGACCTCATCATCACCAGAGCCGACCTCATCATCTTCGTCGATTTCCTCAACCTCCTTGGGCTTTTCAGCTTTCTTAGTCGTAGGAGCCATTGTTGTTCACTCTTAAGTAATTTATGTTGTTAGAGGAAAGCTTTAAGCCAATATTTTTTAGAATCTTCTGAAAGGAAGGGCGTCAAAATAGGATCAATTTTGGGGGCTCCTACCTCCAAGGACCGTCTAGTATCAAAATGTCTAGCCGTTTTGATATCGCTAAAAAGGTTTTGAACACAACGAACCCTTTACAAAAGTTCCTCTCAACTTCCAAGAGCGAAGAAGAACCGTTTTGGTCCCCATTTATGAACTCTGATTTCCCCAAATTTTCCCGTCATGTTAAGTTTGATCAGAAGATGGAGTTGTCCTCAAACAGCGGGGATGAATTTTTGTTCAAAATTCCACAAACTCATCATTTTCTAATTGGTTCAGACCTTACCCAAGAATTACCAACTGTAACTTTGAAGGAAGAATATCAGGAAAAATATGAAATCTCTTATATTCCGAAAACAGGTCTATACATTCTTGAAAGTGGACAATTCTATCAGGGTGAAGAGCCGGTTGGTAACCATATCAACGGTGATTCCCTTGATCAGCTTATTGAGTTTTTTGGTGAAAGATTCTTTAAGCAAAGTTACGAAAATTTGATTGAATCTATTCAGGGAGATACGACTTGGGGATCCAAATTGGAGGGAAAAACTATTATAATTCCCCAACCATTCTTTTATTCTGGTGTGTTACTACGCTCGCTGAAGAAGGGAATAGTATCTGAATCTTTTTCTCAGAGATATAATCTGCGAAGAGGTCTAAAATCGTTACTACGCCTGAGACAAAAGAATACAAAGGGTGAATGGGATGATTGCGTAACAGAAGACATCTGTCTAATGTGTGAATTTTCCGATAAAACGGCAGAAGATACTCTGAAAGCTACTCCCGAACTGTGGGGAACATTTTCGGTAGGCAATTTACGCGAGCAGAGCGATTGGAAGGATTTGAAAGATAAGAAAAAGAAATATTTAGATTGTTTCCAAGAATTAGTTCAGATCCCTTGTCCAATTGTCAAGGGTAAAGGAGTTTTGGAAATCGACATCGTCCGTCAAGGCTGTGCTCGTGGAGTATTTTGGTCTTTGAAAAATCTTTCCAAAATAAAAATAAACGATTACTACACTTTCAGCGAAAATGACAAAGATCCAGTGGTTAAATCCTCTCTAGCCTACTCTGCTGACGGTTTTGAGTGGAAAGATTTTGCATCTTTCCACCATTCGCGTCGCCTACCCCCAAAAGCGGGGGCCCGAATTCCTAAAGCCGTTGGTTATCACTACCATCCTTTTGTCTTCGAATCTCTGTTAACCGATGGAGCTGATACTAACATCGATTTAAAGGCTATGGATTCTAAGTTGATTCTCACATACAAGGTCAGCGGCGAATTTCAGCCATTGATCTTCTTAGACATGCATAGGGTCAGTTCGTATACGGAAGGTAAACTGGTCATTCACACTATCACAAATCCAGAAGAAACAGAAAAAATCGAAGACTCCTAAAATGCAACAAAGTGCAAAGAAAAATATCGGAACCTATGAAATCATAGGTTCCCTAGGATCCGGAGTTTCTTCAGATGTTTTTGAAGTTAAAAAGAATGGAAGTACATTTGCTGGTAAGGCATCGGAGGGTAAAGATGCAATGAATGAGATATCGCTACTGAGAGCAATCTCCCACCCAAATGTAGCCAGAGTAATCGACGTAGTGTTTGAAAATTTTGACATAACTATTATCGAGCCTAAATACAATCTTTCTCCCAGAAATAATTTCGGTGAAGAAGAGTTGTTTAGATCAATGGGAACTGTTATGGATACTTTAATCTTCTTGGAAGGTGAACATATCCTAGTTGATGATCTCCACATTGCCAACATCATGTGGAATTATCAAGATCAACCAGTTTTAATTGATTTTGGCTACAACAGTAGGAATCTTGAAAATTCATTTGCCGAAACGGCTAGTTTGGCGAATGTTTATACCTTCTGGGCTAGTTGGACGGAAAAAACTGGTAAACCCAAAGCGGAATTGGACATTTACGTACGAATGTATCCAGAATTGTTTGAAAATACGAAGGTGGAAAGACTCATCATGGAATTAAGAAAAAGAGAAAGACCGTTATCAGAGATATTCGGGGAATATTTTGGAAAAAATATAGTCAAGGGGAAACTGAAGTTAAAGTATCCTTATCCACTGAGTGGGAGAATAATGCACTTCGAAACTCGGAAGAATCTGTACTCCCATTTCCGGCGTATTCGAAAGACTAGCTTGAAGAGCAAATACGTCGAGGCGATACAATTGGCTGATCGAATCTACAATGTCATGGAATTTGAGATTGAGGATTTATGCACCCTAGCGTGGAATCTCTTATATGGAGGAGTGAAAGAACTAAATCAGGAAGTAATTATCGAAGTTTTCAAGCTTTTAGACTTGCAAATCTACAGTCTAACACTATGGGACTTTGAAAAGTCTCCAACCATCGATGACAAAGATATTGAGTTCATGCTTAGTGAAAACTTTCCTAAATTAAATTTTGAAGAAGCTCTAAATTATAATTAAAAAATATTTTTGCGTCTTCATAAAGAATTCGAAAATGTCGAGTGTAACCGCGTCCGCAGCGGGGAGTTCCGTCCCCGAAGCCATGTGCTTCACAAGCTTTGATTCGGCCACTGTTATGAACAACGTTTGGTCGGGACAGTCTTTTGACAATAAATTGTTGCTGTTCGGCCTGTGGGAGAACTATCCTCAGTCCCAGGATGCAACAATCGCAATCTCTACGGCAACGATGGCCATTATCCTCTTCATCGGGGCTTTGTTCGGCTATCGAGTTTTTACTCTCAAGAACAAGGTAACAATCACTGACAACGCACAGAGCAACATCGCCCCCTGGGTCAAGAATACTGTGATTCCCACCACCGTTCTTCTGTGGCAGTTCACAATCGGCCTTGTTTACTTGACGAATGTCCTTACGGGTTTCTCCTCGACGACCGCTGAATTCATCTTCCTTGTCGGTTATCTTTCCAACTTCCTGTTCTTCGCCCATCTGTTGATTTATCTCAATTCTGCTGTCAGCTGGAACATGTTCCTGAAATATGGTCTAATTATGGTTGCAATCTATGTTTTCTTGCAAATTTTGTTCGCGACGACCGGCAATCCATTCATTCAGGGTTTGTTTGGTCTTCTCGGTCTGCTTGGAACGGTTGGCAATCCGGTTGTTCTTACCCTCCACCTCGTTTACAGGACACGAACATTCCAGTTGATTCTGGAAGATACGCTGTTCTTCCTGCATATTGTTGCTTTCTATGTCGCTGCTGGAATGTGCAGCTATCCGTCGTTTGTTGCGGTCTATATTCCAGTTCTTGCCGCAGTAAATCTCCTTCTGGTGGCTTTGTATGCTCTTGTTTTGGTTATCCGACTGAACCCCGAGGATCAAAGCCCAGCTCTCGTTTAGGAGAAAAATTCTATTCTCGATGTCTGTAAAAATGAGTTTCTTAGAGACAATTGTCTCTAATAAGATGCGTTCTAAGATTCTTTACTCCAGTTCGTAGATTTTCACTGTTTCGCTCGCCATCTTATTCTTCATGGTTCCGGCCTTCTTCAGAAAATCTTTTCTCTTCAATGCCTTTGCAACCATTATATTCTGGGAAGTAATTTCTCTTGCTTTGGAAAGGAATTCACATGCCAACTGCTCATTGTGATTGAGAAGGAAAAATGTAATCACCTGAGTTTTGTCAGATTGACACAATTTTTCAAAGAGGCTATAAAGAACTTGTCCCATATCACTATAATACATCGTTAGGAACAGTCCGATGTCCTGGGTTCCTTGAATTCTCTTGAAATAACTCTTTAGGAATACCGCATTTTTCTCTTCCAAAGCCTTGAAAATCACTCCCGGATAATTGTTCAGAACTTGGGATCCGAAAATATCCTCAAGGAATTCATCATCCTCGATGTGGGAGAGGAATTCCAGAGATTTTGCGTCGAAGAAAATGTTGAAAACAAATTGGTAAGGCTTCTTCCGCCACATCGACTTAAAATCTTGCCAAATTCTAAAGCAGCTTGAGGCTGAAAGAACTGCATTGATGCCGACCATATATTTCAGTAAGTCTTCAACCAAGGCAATATCACCGAGTGCATCACCGAGTGCATCAAAAGCCTTCCCATCGAGTTCTAGGCCGGAGAGTGTATCAATCGGAAATCTCTTCCTCTCGAGTGCCCACATCTTCTCGTAAGAAAGCTTTGGAACTTTGGGAATTCGTTCAGCATACCTGACTGTCAGACCTTCAGCAGTATTGCTGAGGATATTTATTTGACGATAAG